ACCCCACCACAAGGCTCAAACCATGACCCACTACAACCCCGAACAGCTCGCATCCTTTCCCTGGATCGTTAGCTCTGACACGTTGCGGCTGGAGGATCTCCTGCCGTCCTACTGGTCAGCTGTCGAGTCCTTGGCGCAACTGACGGGCAAGGCGTCGCCCATTGCTGCCGATACCCTCGCGGATCTTGAGAGGCTAGTTGGCGAGGATTCCAGCGAAGCCGACTGGAACGATGAACTGGCCTGTCAGCTGCTGGAGGAATTGACCGATTGTCTGCAGGAGTTGGCACCTTGCGGCTTCGGGTTCGGCGCGTCAGAAGGCGACGGTGCTTGCTTCGGGTTCTGGCTGTCGGAGGACTGGCAGGACGCTATGGAGCATCTCGGTTTGGACGGTGATGATCCGGCCGGCTGGGCTTCGCTGATCTCCGACCTAGACCTAGATGGGATCGAACCCGAGACTATCGAGGATTCCTATGTAGGCCGTGCTGAAGGCTGGAGCGAAGAACGGGCCGGCACAAACTACGCTGAACAGCTGGCGGAAGACCTAGGACTCAAGCTTGATCAAATGGAATGGCCGCTAACCTGCGTTGATTGGGAGGCAGCTTGGCGCGAGCTGCAGCTGGGCGACGGTTACAGGCTGCATGATCTTGGTGGCGGCGAGTGGTTGGTCTTCCGGTCTGTCTGAGCTGGAACCCTACCGACCAACGGCCCGGCCATGCTGCCGGGCTTTTTTCGTGGCGCTCGCTGCGCTCGCTTGCGAAACGTGAGAGCGCGGAGGTTAGCATGGTGGAAATGAGTTTGTGACTCGAACCGTGTCCGAAGCTGACGGCCAGGAAGTAACGAAACCCACGACAGTGGCCAACGATGAGGCTAAGCGCTGGCGCGGTGGACGTAGCACGCAAGTTCGCATGGATGAGCGAGTGAACTACGCGTACAGCCTGTTACTGGAGGGGAACACGCGTCGCGCTAATGCTGAACTGGTCGCGTCTCGCTTCAACATCTCTATTCGAACTGCTCACGATGACATCTCAAAGGCAATGCAACTTCTGAAGCAGGAGAGATTGGAGGATCGAACTGAGATGTTGAACATTATCACTGCGTCACGCCTTGCTGTGCTGAAAAAGGCAATCCGGAAGGGGAACTATCAAGTTGCCTGTCACTTGCTAGATAGTCTCGGCAGAGCCGCCGGCGAGTTGTCACAGGAAGTCGCCAGCCAAGCCGCTCCCATCCTGCGAGTGGAGATCGACGACAAACGGGCCGGTTGATTCCCGGCCTGTTCTGTGCAACAATACGGGAGCATCCAAGCAAGCCCTGCCATGCTCCGCATCCTGTCCCGTCCGCTCCCGTTCGCGGTCGCTGTCACGTCGACCGCTCTGGTGCTGTCTCTCTACGCTCTCGATCTGGCGAAACAGAGCGACGGCAGCTACCGCTCCTGTCTCGCCAGGCTCAAGTCCGCGGACTACTGCCGCCTGTTGGTGAGCGGTCGCTGAGGCTTAGTACACTTGCACTACGTTACAGTGTGTGACAGTTGAGCCGCCGCGCGCGGCTCTGCTGTGCTACATTGACAGAGTCAACCGCATCGCCCCACCATGGCAACCCTGACCACACTCGCCGCTCTGCTGCTGGCGCTGATCCTCCTTCCCGTGCTCGTGCTCTGCTGGGCTTCGGAATCTCGGCAGCAACGCGCCAGGCGCTGGCGCCGCGCAGGCTGGACACAGCAGCGGATAGCTGATCGACTCGGCTGCAGCCGCACTACCGTGCGGCGGCTGCTCACGACCTGACGCCAGGCCGGCCGCTGCCGGACCAGTACGGACGCACTACCGGGGGTAGGGTCCGGCGATCGGTGGCGCGTGTCGCTGCTCAGGGAACCTACTGACACATTCCCAATTCCTTCCTCTGTTACACACCGGGGGGCAGGGGTTCAATTCCTGTAATACCCTAGAAGGTACCCTCCCCCACAAAAATGCCCGAAACGGCTGGAACACTCTCCCTCCGCTACGCCCAAGGGCAAGTTTTCTCCAGCCGCAAACGCTTCCGCGTCCTAGTTGCCGGCCGCCGCTTCGGCAAAAGCTACCTCTCCTGCATTGAATTGCTGCGTGGAGCAATCGAACGCCCCGGCGAAACCTTCTTCTACGCCGCCCCGACCTACCGAATGGCGAAAGACATCGCCTGGAAAGTCCTAAAAAAGCTCGTCCCCAAAGCCTGGATCAAATCCAAGAACGAAACCGACCTCAAAATCGAACTCGTCAACGGCTCCACCATCGAACTCAAGGGCACCGAGAACGCCATGGCCCTCCGAGGCCGCAGTTTGGCTGGCGTGGTGCTCGACGAAGCCGCCTTCATGGACTCCGAGGTCTGGTTCGAGGTCATCCGCCCCGCCCTGGCCGACAAACAAGGCTGGGCGCTCTTCATTTCCACCCCGGACGGCACCGCCAGCTGGTTCTACGACCTCTGGTGCTACTGCGAAGAAGGCGACACGGACTGGCAGCGCTGGCAATTCACCACCATCGAAGGCGATAACGTCCCACCAGAGGAAATCGAAGCCGCCCGCGCCCAACTCGACGCCCGCACCTTCCGCCAAGAATTTGAAGCCAGCTTCGAAAACCTCTCCGGCCTCGTCGCCATCTCCTTCTCGGACGACAACATCGACAAAATCGTCCAAGACCTCCCCGTCCTACCCCTTTTGCTGGGCGTGGACTTCAACATCGACCCCATGTCAGGCATCTGCGCCGTCAAAAAAGGCGACGTCCTCTGGGTTTTCGACGAAATCATCATGACCGGCGGCGCCACCACCTGGGATCTCTGCGAAGAAGTCCAATCCCGCTACGGCGTCGAACGCCGCATCATCGCCTGCCCGGACCCCACCGGCGGCGCCCGCAAAACCAGCGGCGTTGGAGCCACCGACCACAACATCCTCCGCAAATCCGGCTTCACTGTCTCCAGCCCCCGCTCCCCCTGGAAGATCCGCGACAAAATCACCTGCGTCAACACCGCCCTCCTCGACGCTTCTGGAACCCGCCGCCTCTTCATCCACCCGCGCTGCAAAGAACTGATCAAATCCCTCCGCACCCTCACCTATTCCCCTGGCACCGGACTCCCCAACAAAAACCTCGGCGTAGACCACGCCTTCGACGCCCTCGGCTACCTCTGCCTCCAAACCTTCAACCTCGCCAAACCCGAGAACCTCGGCAAAACCAACTATCGTGTGTGGTAAGCACCGTCGGTATAAAACATGGCCCCGAAAAAGCCCTCCAAAGCCCAGAAAAAAGTCTCAAAAGTGATGCGTGAATACAGCAAAGGCGAACTCCACTCGGGCAGCAAAGAAGGCCCCGTGGTCAAATCCCGCAAACAAGCCATCGCCATCGCCATGTCCGAAGCCGGCATGAAAAAGAAGCCTGCCAAAAAGCCCAAGAAATAGCCTCAATCCTTCCCGCCGAGGCCCCGATGCAACTCCTCCACTCCACCTCCGTCACCACCCCCTACCCCTTCGGCACCTCCGCCGGCGGCGCCGCATCTTCTGCTGGAGCCACCGACGCCTTCGGCCGCATCCGCACGTCCAGCCCCCTCACCCTTTTCGACTCCAGCCACCGCTACCGCGACAACGGCCTCTGGAGCACCGCCACCGCAACCGGCGGCACCTCAACCTTCGACGCCAACGCCGGCCTCATCAACCTCGCCGTAACCACGGCCTCCGGTTCCTCGGTCATCCGCGAAACCACCAAATGCTTCTCTTACCAGCCGGGCAAATCCCTGCTGGTCATGTCCACCTTCACCCTCAACCCGGCCAAAACCAACCTCCGCCAGCGCATCGGCTACTACGGCGCCGCCAACGGCATGTACCTGGAGCTGGACAACACCACCCTCTCCTTCGTCGAGCGCAGCTCCTCCACCGGCACCCTGCTCGAAACCCGCGTCGCCCAATCCGACTGGAACATCGACCCCCTCAACGGCACCGGCCCCTCCAACCTCACCCTCGACCTCACCAAAGCCCAAATCCTCTGGATGGACATCGAGTGGCTGGGCCTTGGCACAGTCCGCATGGGCTTCATCATTAACGGCAAATTCATCCACTGCCACTCCTTCCACCACGCCAACATCATCACCTCCACCTACATCACCACCGCCTCCCTCCCCCTCCGCTACGAAATCACCAACACCGCCGCCACGGCCAGCGCCAGCACCCTCAAACAAGTCTGCTCCACGGTCCTTTCTGAAGGTGGCTACGAACTACGCGGCCTCCAGCAAGCCATTGGCACACCCATCAACACCCCCACAAGCCTCGCCACCATCGGCACCTACTACCCGATCGTCTCCCTCCGCCTGAAATCCACCGCCCTCGACGCCATCGTCATCCTCACCGCCATCTCCCTCCTCGGCGTCACCACCAACACCAACTACAACTGGCGCGTCGTCGCCAGCCCCACCACAACCGGCGGCACCTGGGTCAGCGCCGGCGCCAGCTCCTCCGTCGAATACAACATCACCGGCACCTCTACCGCCGGCGGCCGCATCCTCGCCCAAGGCTATTTCAGCGCCTCCACCCAAAGCTCAAATAGCCTTGGGCGAG